AGGCAGCAACACAGTAATCATAGACGGGAACGCTTCTGAAACACTGGATGGAAATGCAACGTATACAATTAGAAACCAGAATGAAGCTATATTGTTCGTATGTGATGGAACTAATTGGCAGATATACAACTCAGCCAGTAGTGCTGATATATATGATGCTAACGGAAATGAAGAAATAATCTTTACATCAACGGCCAGTGCGGTTAATGAATTCACATTTGCAAATGCAGCCACAGGTACAGACGTTAGTATTACGGCCTCTGGTGGCGATACAAACGTCGGCATAGACATTACAGCTAAGGGCACAGGCACCGTAGATATTACAGGAGCGGCCCTAACCGTAGGTAATGGAGCTACAGGAGCAGGTGAGTTACGACTGTTAGAAGACTCAGACAACGGCACAAACTACATGGGGTTCAAATCTCCAGCAGCTGTAACAACTAGTCTATCTTTAGTGCTACCAGATGGGGATGGCACGTCAGGTCAATATCTATCTACTAATGCATCAGGCACTCTAGCTTGGTCATCTGTTGTGTCTCAAGCAAACCAAACAGCCATGGAAGCAGAGACAAATGAAGACACGTATGTAGCCCCCGATATGGTGCGTTATAACCCTGGAGTAGCAAAGGCCTGGCTTAATTACAACCAATCTGGATCACCTGCAATAACAGGCAGTTATAACATTACGTCGGTGACGGATGAAGGGACAGGGGTTTTTTCCGTAATAATTGCTACAGACTTCTCAGACGCCACATACACAGTGGCAGCATGTGCAGGCCCGGCAGCGAACACATCTGTAGCTGTTATATGTAGTTTGCAGACATCAACACCACTAGCGGCAGGCATAGCAGACTTTCAAGTGAATAACTCTAGCGGAACGTTAGGTGATTACAGCTTTATAGGGTTGACATTCTTAGGAGATCAATAATGCAATACGTAATATTTAAAAGGCAAGACGGTGGTGTATCAGTAATGCAACACATTAAAGGAGACGTCAAGGACTGTATTACTAGATACTTAAATGAAAAGCCCGGAAGTACCTACGAGATATTATCCGAGCCTCCCAAGCTACCAGAGAATAGGTTGTTCAGAGACGCCTGGGGACACGCACTAGAAGTGAGACAGGATAAGGCAGAAGAAATTCACATGAGTCGCATCAGAGAAAAACGAAACGAGAAACTAAAAGAACTCGATATGGAAATGATGCGGAACATAACACAACCAGACGTGCTCAAAGTATTGGAGGCTAGGAAGAAGGACTTGAGGGATATTCCCCAGAACTTTGACGTGAAGCTCCTAGATGTAAAAAAACCACATAAGGCGTGGCCAAAGGATTTAGACTTGCACGAAGATTATTAATAGGTTATAATATATATTCCATCCACAGTGATGAGCAAAGGAGGTGATCCGTCTCCTTAATGGCCGGGCGGCTATTATTGTATTCCCTGTAGAATTAGCGGAGCGGAACATGATCAACCCCCACGCTAATAGATTGGCCCTCCTAGTGAGGGCTTTTTTACGCCCATAAGAAAGAAGGCCCCTAGGAGCCCTCTCATTGAACGTTTACGCTAGCCTCTAGGGTGGCTATTACATTTCTGTTAACACAGGCTTCCATCCCTTTAGAAGCTGCCCATTGACGGACACAACGTATGACTCATTCCCTTTAGTGAATGTCCCTATAGAAAACTCTCCATCGTCGGAGTAGCTAAAAGCTACAACTACTTTCACATTGCCGTCAGTGATGAGGTCTCCTTCCTTAATTGTTTTTCCTAACTCTTCATTTCCTACAGCTAACATAGCTATGTCTCCTATTTCTCGCAACACTCTCTACCCATCAATGCTCTAACCAACCTCACCACATAGTGAACTACGTGGCCCATCAGATGTTTAACTTTCATTATTAACTTTTTCATTTACTTCTCCTAGTTATTATGTCGTTACATTGTATTCTCATATATGGGCTCCTGTCAAGAAAGAACATTCTTCTAGCAACTCAGGGTTTTCATATACGTTCCCCACCACTGTGACCTCTGGCCAATTCTTTACGTTCTCTACTAATATATGATCGAACTTAAATCCACTACCTGAATATGTTACAACAGCCAGACGCTCATCGTAATACTCGTCCGTGTATACAATTATGTCCCCCTCATATATTTCTTTCCCGTCGAGCATCACACCTGTACCTTGTATAATCTCGGCTGTATTCAGAAGGGATTTAATTCTAGGTAGTCTCACCACTTCCATCATTGACATAGCGGCTCCCATCTCTTTCTTCCTATCCTGCCATATCCTCACTTTAAGTTCTCTCATTGCCCTGTCTCCCATTCATATTCGTCAAGTATTTCTTCTGCAATGTGAGGCCACTTATTCGCAGCCTTCTTCCAGAAATGTTTTAACACAGATCTCTGATATGTATTAACCAATGACGTCACTCCCATAAAGCTAAATACATTCCACATCGGATATTCCAATTTGGAAATCATCCACCTTGGCCATTGATAGTAATGGTGGCCTGGATATACCCATCCGTGAATAGGCCAGGAGCTCCAATAGGCACCACATGTATCCACTCTAAGGGTGCCATATTTCTCTTTAGTGTGTACGCCTAGTCGAGCCCAGCGTCTACATTGTTTCTCTAGGTAGTGGCCAGCCTCGTCAAGGGACTTCCAATCAAAATCTTTGTCTCCCCATAAATGCATAACTTAGCCCTCGTACGATAGATATATAACTGCAGGCCTCTTGAGAGCAGCTACCTCTACCTCCAACGCCGCTATCCTTTTCTCTAGGTTCTCCACTACACTCTCGTGTAACGGACGAAAGTTATCAAAAGGAACCTCGCTACCTTTGAGTAGGTCTTCGAAAAAATTATCCATAACGTCTCCTCAAGTAGTCTAACGAAATAAACATCGGGTCGAACGAGCCTTCCTTAACATCATTCAACATTATGACGCCACGCCAATGATGGTTTCCTTGATATCCCTTATACTCTTCATCATGTAAATAACATGCTCCCGCAATGATTCCCCATTGTTGTTCCCCAGATGCTAAGTGTCGTGTCGCTACGTCTAACTTCTGTGTGTGTCCTACAACAAAGCTATGTCCTACATTCTTCAATACATTATGCGTCTGACCACTAAGTGGTCGTCCTGACATAGGGTTGGACATATAATGAGTATAGCACACTCCATCAATAAAGACAGGTTTTAAGAAATCATGTACTTCCCAGTCTTCATATGGCAGGTCATGATAGCCTATTACGCCGTCAAGCTCTGCGGACTCTTCCACTGCACGATTGATTCGAGCCTCGTGATTGCCTAGGCACATCACCATTCGTGGCTTGTAGCGTGCTCTATGGTTCTCTGCTGCCTTCTTGTTGAACTCCTTCATAGGGCCTAGCAGATAATCCATCGCCACCCTCGCTGCTGCTATGTCTTTTTTATAGCGACGGCCTTCAAACGATTTCTTACCCTTGTCATAACTAGATAGGCTAGGCATGTCAGCAAAGTCACCAATCTGTATAATAACCTCTGGCTGCTTATCTACAATGTATTGACCTATCCACTTGAGATGATCTAAGTTGACGCCGTCTTTAGCTTGGACATCAGGAATGAAAAAATGTTTCATAAGAATTGCTCCCACTTAAGTTCAGCATATCGACATCCCACCACCGGAACGATTAGTCGTTTGTCATTAACTGCTAGTACAGCCTCATGTGTTTTCTTAGCTGTATGAGGCAGTAGCTCCAACTCTGTCACCTCTTCTGATTTCTTATTGGTTTGCATGTCTGTTCTCCTCTATTTCTTCATAGGTTAGAATAACGTCGTCCCCGTCTTTATACCGCTGCACCTCTTCGTCTGTCATTGCATTGATGATTGCTGCCCCCACTATTGCGTCAGAGCTGTTCTCTACGGCTTTCATATACCTTTCGCACTTGCCTTTCATGTCCACTCCCCTGTCCACACTACCTTCTGGTACCATGTTGCACACTACAGGTAGTAATACATTTACACCATTAACATCTATAGCTGGTCGATGGAACATAAACAATATATTTTCGTTAACGACAGTAAGCGAATCCATATTCATGGCCAACGCAGCATGTGCCGAATATACGTCCCCATACACTACTCCGTGAAACTTAGTGGGAGACGCACGCATGGCATTCACCAATTGCAATAAGCTTGTCACACTACCTCCGTTACCTGCTAGATACACATTCATCTCTTTAACGTCTTGGTGCTCATTAATAAATACAATGAGTCCTCTGTATGCGTCAGTGTCAAATATCTCTGACGTTAAATAAATGTTATACCCCTGTACAGTATACGCTTCTGTCTCTAGTTTTTTCTCGTATTGAGAGTATAAAAAAAGGCTTAACGCCCCCACCAGTATTACAGCTAGAATACGCTTCATATCACCACCCCTTGACTTATCGCATGAGCCGCTAAGCATATGGCAACTATGTACCCATCCACTATTCCCACTTTAACTATTATGTTCATATTATTCAGCCTCTATGTGTTCATCCACTGTCTCTGGGTGATATCTGTCACATTCTCCACTTCCATAACCACTCTCGTGCCGTCATGATGTGTACACTCTAATTTAATCATCTTGGACCTCACTTGGTTTATAGAACCCGTCCCCCTTAAGTCGAAACCCTACAGGAGATATTAACTTAATGAGCTTCTTCTTGCCACACTTGGGGCAATTGATTAACTCCTTATCTGATAACTTCTGTCTCACCTCTGTTGTTTCCTTACATGCTCCACACATATAATCATATATCGGCATGTCATTTCCTCCCCTCGTTCGTAACTACTTGGTGACATTCTTTACATAATACACGGAATCCGTCCTTCTCACATAACATTCTTTTAACAAATGGTCCTATGTCTTCAAAGCTTCTTAGGCTGCCACAAGGCTCTATATGATCCACCTCGACGTGAGCTCTAATGAACCACTGCTTGCACACTTGACATGGATATTCCCATTTGCTTCTCCCTCCGTTCTCCTTAGGCCTTCTAATAGAATTCAGATAGTCACCTCTAGGTTTCCATCTCAGGGAGAGCCGTCTTAGGTTCGACCGTATCATACCGAAGAATCCTGCCTCAGTTAATGTGTTGCTACAATATGGGCGCTCTTTAAGTTTCCTCATACAATGTCCACCTCGTTCCCATCTTTGTCTACGTAGTTCATCTCAACGTCAAACCCCCACAGCTTTCTAATATGTCCCACTGTCTTGCTCATTGTGCTGTATTCCAACACTTTGTCATCTTCTGATGTGTACTCCATATGTAGTGTACGATCATCATCCCAATCTACTCCCACTATCTCCACTTTCGGCACCCTCTTGTTAACGTCATAGTGCTCTGCCAAGTTCTTTCTTATTTTCAATATGTCATCATCGTCGTGTGTCGCTGCCACCTCTAGATAGTTATTGTCCTCATTGAACTCCAACGTGAACAATTTAAAATCCCTAATGATCTTAGGAGACAAGAACTGAAGAACGAAGGATTCGTCTCTGAAGTTCATCATAACATACTTTGTAGTTTTTAACCAATCTGTATCAACAATATTCGGAAACCACTTCCTGTCTTCTTCTGTTGGATTTGAACATATTCTCCGGATATCTTCAAACATGGCGAAGCCTAAAGCATATATGTTAATGCCACTGTAATGCTTAGCTGTCCAATTGGGTTGGGCCACTACATTAGAGTGGTTGTGCAAGAATTCTAGATATGCTCCGTCTGTTAAATACTCCTGGTCGTGCATCTCTGTCATCAACATGTGATGTACAAAACAATTACCTGTAACACTCACCTTGTCGTTCCTTCGTGTCATGAACATCCCGGAAGGTACTGTGAAGCAATACACCGTATGTAGCCCCTCTAGCTCTTTCCTGGACGTACTCTCTATACAGGTGACGCTTCGTAGAAGCTTCTCTACTATATACAGATTACCTTCTTGTCTAAGCGATGCTGAACTACCTGTCATGGACATGGCCCACTGGATGAAATCAGCGTTGTTCTTATTATTGCCGAAGTAGATGCTCCTGCCTGATTTTTCCGTACCATCCCACTTAGTTGCTTCCTCCACTATTACATTTAATTGCTCTTGTGATGCAGAGTAGTACTCAGACAATTGCTTGTTTCTTTCAGGTGCATAGAAGTTAATCCATGTTCTGCCTTGTGTCCCTTGGGTTTTCTTATATTCTATTCCAGTTTCTTTTAATAACCACTCCAGTCGATTTATTTTCCTCTCTTTGGTGAATCCCATTTGTACATAATTAGTGTTGGTTCTAGGAATGAAGTGTCCATCAGCACTAATCGCCACCATCAATCTTAATTCCAACTCTGATATGTCTAGCCCTTTTCCTTTTAATCGCCCTGCTTTAATGAACAGTCCGTTATCAGGCAGTAGAGCAGCCTCTTTAACGTTTAAGTTTCCTCTCGATGTTATATAAGGAATTCTATGGTCGGGTGTTACACATTGGTCAAAGCTCTCTCCTTCGAAATGTATTAACTCCTTGTTGTCTTCTACAATATAGTTAGTTGGCGTTACATATTCCACTGTGCCATCTTCATTATATTGAGCCACTTCACCACCTTCATACTCATCGATTCGTTTCCATCCTGTTGGGGATAAATATTCCGAGTCTCCTTTTTGACAAGCCCAACCTTCGTTCATTAAACTTGTCTGCATTTGAGGATAAAAATACTGAGCTAATTTACGAACTATTCTACAGATCTCTCGCTGCCAGGTTTCAAGAACAGGAGAATGTTTCTCCATAAAGTATAGAATGTTTTCCTCTGGGAACTGTGTTGACGCCTTAGCCTTTGTTGCTGGCCCCTTCTTGTCGGGCACAGTTCGCCATAAATCATTGAACGTCTGCTCATGATATTGCTCCCATTCTTGTTGTCGTTTATATTGCAGCTCTGACTTAAGCTTACCTGGTTTCTTATATTTATCCACTGAGTTGTATTGCAAACTGTGACAACTGTCTAGGAATGCTTCTACGTTTTCCTCTCCGTGCTGTTCCTCACATTTGGTAATATAATTTTTAGCATATTGGAGGTAGTCAAGAATTGTGTCCGCATCTGTCCACTTCTTAAATAAGTAATTATTCTTGAAGAAAGATCCGTGACCTGCTAACGCATGAGCCAATACAAGTGCTTGCAGCGTCATGGTGTTGTTTTCTACCAGGTAAGCAATGCAAGGATTTGTATTGATTACGACCTCGTAGGCAAGTCCTGTCTGTCCTTTACGGTAGCTCTTCTCGTTCTGAATGAATGACTTACCGAAGCTCCAATGGTTGTACATCAATGGCATAGCTACAGAAGAATAGCAATCAAGCATCTGCTCACTAGATATTAACTCTATCTGTTCTGGATAATAATCAAGGCCGAACTTCTCCTTAGCTATTTTATCAATCGTAGCCCATGTGTCTTTCACGAGCTGCTCGTTCCACTCCGCCCCTTCATATAATGGCTTAGTCATTCTACTCTCCTGTGAATAGGTTATGTAATGCAGGATAGATGTCACTGGCCTGCTCCACAAGCTCGGCATTGAAATTAGCGTGTTGCTTAATCAATGGCTCATATATTTCCCACAAGCTGTCTCCGTAATGTCTTCTGCCTTGATATGTATCCACTTGAACGTATACAAAGTATTGCACTTTTGTTAACAATTCATGTAACGAGTCTATCACGTTAGCTGTGTCATAAGAGAAGTTGTCCCCATCTGATGCCTGTGATATGTATATGTTCGTCTGCTCTAAGTTATATTCCTCATCAATGATTTTATTTACCAGATTGAGACCGGAAGATACCACTGTGCCGCCTGTATGTGTTCCGTAAAAGAACTCTTTCTCCTCCACTTCATCAGCTTCTTGTGTGTGACGTACAAATCTTATATCAATGCTGTCATAGCTCTTGTGTAGGAACAGATATAACAATAAGAAGAACCTTTTAGATAGTTCTTTCTCTTTGGCACCCATCGAAGCAGACACATCCATGATGCAGAACATCACCGCATGTCTAATTGGGAAAGGCTGCTTCGTAAAGTGTTTATACCTCATGTCTACGTTATCTAAGAACCTCTTAGACTTAGTGGCTATTTTTCTAGCCAGTGCTTGCTTAAGTGTTTTAGGTAGGTCGAGACGTGATGGAATACCGTCTTTAGAATAGCCGTGTCGCTTCCACTTCTCTTTGGTAGATCCTATTATTCTTTCCTTAATGAAATCAGGTAGTTCCATGTCGCTAAAATATAACTCAAGGAATTCTTCCTTAGTTAGTGTGAACGTAAACTCATCAAAGCCATCTCCCGAGTCACTGCCCTGAGGTCCTTTCCCGTCGTCCTTGGGAGGCTGGTCGACACGGTCGCCCTTCTTAAGAGTTCGATTACCTGTAAGTACGTGCTTGCTTTTTCCTCTAGCTGGGTCGTGTCCGAAGGAAGGCTCAGATACATCCTCATCGGGTATGGTAATGGTACGGTCGTTAAGTACATCTGTAATCCCCTTATCTGAAGAAATGTCTTGTATGTTACGTTTGATATGCTTTTTATATCGACGTATGAATCTCTGTCTATTCCCAACAGACTTTTTCTTGCTGTCTCTTCTATCGATAATAGTCATGTTAATCCTCAATAATGGGGCATTTAGCCCCACATTTTATTATGATTTCAGCGTACGTAAGTGCCATTCTACCACACGTCTCACTTGACGTTCCGTATATCCTAGCTCTTGCATTCGATTGATGAAACTCTCGTGCTTAGACTTATCTGAAGAGTCACCATGTCCTGCAAATGATATCACTGGTAGCAAGTCTTGTGTCTTACTGAACATTGTAGCTTCAATAACACGTCTTAGTTTCTCATAAGCTGTCCACTTAGGATTGTGTCCCTTATGTGTCGCTTGATATCTAAGAGCAAAATTAACCACCTCGTGTCTAAAGTCCTTAGGATTGCTTATCTCAGCTGGCTTCTCAATTTTATTGAGCTCTTCGCTGAGTTGTTCCCTGTCAAACATCTGGCCTGTATCCACATCTCTATAGTCATTGTCTTGTATCCAATGATCTGCAAATACAATGTATCTATCAAACATGGCTTGTCCAAACTCTTGATAACTATCTAAATAGGCCGTCTGAATGTCCTTACCCACTTTCTTAGCATAGTTGGGAGCCAAGTACGTTTTAATAAATGCCAAATATTTTTCGGACAATTCCTCATTTAGTCGGCTCTTATTAACTGTCTTTTCTAGTACGTACAACAGATGTACAGGGTCAGCAGCTATCTCTTCAGCGTCGAAGTTATATACCTCGGCAAGTACTTTGTATGCCAATCGTGTGGAGAATCCAAAGAACCCTTCATCGAGTGACGAACCATCTTTATACTCTTGGAACGATTTAGCTCTAGCGTCCTTCTCTTTGATGTTCTCACCGTTATACACTTTCATCTTAGATACAACGTCAGAGTTTTCTGGTATTTCCAACCGTGTAAGAATACAGAACTCTGCTAACATCTCTAATGTGTTAGGTGCTACAGGCGCATTCACCAACGTGCTGTTACTTACAAGCTTCTTATAAATCTTCTGCTCTTCGTCCACTTGTAAGCAATAAGGCACCTCCACCGTATACACCCTATCTAAGAACGCTTCATTGTTCTTATTGTTCTTAAATGTATCCCACTCTGATTCATTGGAATGGGCTACGATTACGCCCTGAAACGGAATGGCTGAAATGGCTTCTGTCCCTTTATAATTACGTTCCTGTGTAGCTGTTAGCAACGGATGTAACATTTTAATGGGAGCTTTAAACATCTCTACAAACTCCATCATGCCTTGATTGGCCTGACATAATCCACCACTGTAGCTGTATGAATCCGGATCGTCTTGTGCATGATGTTCAAGTTTCCGAATATCCACCTTACCTACTAATGTTGAGATGTCCTGGTTGTTCTCATCGCCTGGCTCTGTCTTAGATATTGCCACTTGATCCGACTGACTAGGATATCGTTTAATTACATTGAACATTGACAAGTCACCGTCGTATTCTTTTAGGCGTTTAGTTGCCCAAGGACTTGCTATTGTCGTGTACGAATGTATCCCCATCTCCTTTAATAAGTCCTTACTTAGCATACCTAATGGACTTTCATGTAGTGGACTTGGGTTCCCATCCTTATCCGCTAGGATAAATATCGGCTCTTGTTCCATGAGAGATTTTAGTGTTTCCACTAGAGACGACTTAGCACTCCCTACAGGTCCTAATAGATATAGAATTTGTCTTGCTTCCTCTAAGTTCTGTGCAGCATGTTTAAAGAAGGAGACGATTCGCTCCACCACTTCCTCAAGTCCGTAGAAGTCTTTAAATGCATCGTAGGTTCTAATAACACGATTACCGAACAGTCTGCTTAGTCTAGGATTCTTAGCCGTATCTATCTTCGTCGGCTCACCTATTGCTTTTAACATACGTTCAGCAGGAGAACTATATACGGAGCTATCCTTTTTGGCCAAGGTGAGGTATTGCTCCATGGTCATCTTCTCCGACCTATGTTGCTGATACTTCTTCTTGTATGCATCAAGTAGTTTCATGTACCTCTCCTTACGAGTTAACTGTTTCAATTGTAAGCTGCGTGTGCAGCTCTTCTAGTTCTTCTTGTAACTGCTTAATATCCATTGTCATGTTGTGCCTTAACTTGTTGGCTCCCTCTTCGCTTAGTGTGTCCTTGAAGTGTGTGTACGCATACAGCTCTTCTGAAAACACTCTTAGGTCATTTGATAGCTTGTTGCTCATTTTGTTTTCTCCTTATCTTTTAAGGAATATCTCTTGAGTTGTCTTCTGTTAAAATATCTTCTCCACAAGTATCCCCTTATGATGGAACATATTGTTATTGCACCTGTCATTAACATGTTGCTCGTTACGTTTAGGGTCCATGTGAACCCTTCCCATATGTATTGTCTGATTTCGTCTTGGTAGCAGTGAGCAAGCTGGGATAGGGCGAATGCAATAAACATTCCGCTAACCACATTGATTAACGCCTCAGTTATACTTGCTCTCTTACTTTGACTAGTCATCACTTATCCTGTGTGTGTATTATGCCTCGTTTATGTCTCGCATATAAAATAGCTGCTGAAGAGATTAAGTGGAGCGCTGGATGTAATCCGGACTCCTCGTCTTCTGTTCTACCTGTCAGCAATTCTGCTGAATGTCTCAAGCAACTACTTCCCCTGTCTTTTACACTGCATTTATTTCCGTTCTCTGTTAAGAAGTTTGGTGTGTCTCCTGAGTCAGGATGTTTAGCTGCACCAAACGCAAAAACTTTCATTGTGTCTTCTGCCACTTCACTCATCATCTGTTCAATCATTAGCATAGAAGTGCGTTTATCTATCTTCTTGTTTCGCTCTTCATCTTCTATTCTATCTAGTATTGAGCCCATTATTTTAACGCCTCCTTTATTTCGTCCACTGTGTGACGTTGTAGCAATCCACCTAGTTCGTAATACCTAATAAACCTTTCATATATAAACTGTGTATCGTCTGTCTTCTCTTTGTGTATTGCCTCAGCCACTGCAAGATTATATGCTTGGCCTTTACGTACTTTCTCTTCATATTGATCTGCCATATTATCCTCCGAAGTGTACCCTTTCATAACATAAACTTAGTAAGAGCTGCGCTTTCTTCTTAGTGGCAGACTTAACCCTGAACGTATCGTTTTCCATGTACCTCTTTGCTTCTTCTTGTAGTATAGCACATAGTTGATCATTTTTCCACACTTTGTACACAACTATTGGCCATTTCATTTCAAACGTTGCTTGTGTCAGGTCTGTTGACATTATCGAAAGGTAGCATGTATTCAGGCCTGTACACTCCATTTGCACTTGTGTTTGTATCAAATAAGTTAAAGGTGGGTAGCCGCTGTATTTATGGAAAGTGTGTGGTCTTGTGCTCTTACACTCCAATAGATTATCGTTGTCGTCAAATGCATCCGGGGTGGCTCCCAGCCGCCCTTCTGTGTAGAAAACTTTCTGGTTTTTCTCCTGTTCAAACAATTGAAACTCTGTTCCAAGAACACGATTGGTCATGTCAACCACTACAGGTTCTAGCATCTGTCCTGTTATTGTGAAGGAGTTCCCTGTGAATGGGTCTGGGTTCCTCATCTTATTGGGTGACGAGTATGGATTGCATCCCACTAGTGTCGCGGCATTACTGGCCGTGATGCATGTGCCTCGTAGGGCGTGCCATTCCTCTTCTGTGTTAACGATGTATGTTTTCATTGAGTGCTCCCGAATCCGCCTTCCCCTCTAGCTGTTTCCTCAAACGATTCTACCAGCTGGAACTCTGGGCTTATTACGTTCGTGAAAACTATCTGAGCTATTCGCTCCCCCGGTGCTATTGTGTACTCTTTGTCGCTTCTGTTCCAGCAAGATATTTTAAGTTCTCCTTGGTAGTCTGAATCTATTAGTCCTACTAAGTTGCCTAGTACAATGCCGTGCTTATGTCCTAATGACGACCTGGGCAATATCATTGCTGCTATTCCTGGGTTGTCTATATGTATCGCCACGCCTGTGCTTAACATTAATGTATCACCTGGTGATATATTTATAGGACTTGTAGAGTCCACTCTTAGGTCCATCCCTGCTGCCTCTGCTGTTTCGTATCTAGGTATTCTTGCTGTGTTTGTCAGTAGTTTTATCTTCATGCTATTCACTCCAATATTGCTTAGTCCAGAACCCATCTGCTTTCTGCCAGTAGTCCATCATAGATGCTTCCACCGTGATGCGAACTGACGAGAGCACTTTTTGCATCTCGTCTATCATTATATCTGCTAAGTCGTCCACTATGTCCATTCTAGATTCTCGAATTTCGAATAGGATTTCATCGTGTATGAATGCTAATGGCTTTACGTCTGGGTGTTTATAGTACTTACGCATCACACGATTGACAGCCTTCTTGGCTCCCATAGCTGACGGGGTTTGCATTAGATATCCATTACACAAAGCTGTGTATGTGCACCAAGGACGTTTATGTCCATATGCTTCATATGTATACATAGGCTCTTCTTCCCATTCGTCAAACTCGTTCTTCACCCACTTAGATGTTCCGTCTAAAAACTTATTATGCCCGTCCTTTAGAAACCACTCTAGCTCTGGATATAGGGCAAACAGTTCTTTCTTTAAGGTTACTAATTCATCTTTCACTAATGCATATTCGTCTTTCTTGATACGTGCTATTCTTAGGTCTGGCATCGCCAGCTCTGTTTGATAGTAATATAGTTCTCGTTTCTTCTTCTCTGTATGCAGTATTGTGTATTCTGTCTTGATTCCATCTCTCCACAATAGCGTTCTCATTGTCTCGTATCCAATACCTCCCGGAAATCCTAGATTGATTGGCTTAGCTTTCTGCCTCAAGTCCTTATCTATCTTCACCATGAACTCTTCGTATGATACACCCTTCAATCTAGCTGCCAACCTGCTATGCATATCTGTAGGCTTATCCCCACTGTTGAGCATGTCCCTCATGCTGCTTCGTCCATATGTTTTATACAATTGATGTGCTGTTGCACATAATTCAAGGCCTGCATAGTCAATGGACAACATTTTAAACCCAGGTCGTGGCACAAAACAATTTCGTATATCATATGATACGTTCGGCACTTGTCGTGGCATCTGTTGTATGTTCAATGATGGAAACAATCTAGAGCTACTTGATGATGTACGTCCTGTTGATTTAGTTGTGCTGTACTGTGAATATATTATTTCATTTCCTGATAACCTAGATATGAACGCCGAAAGCACTTTCTCGTACACAGCTATTTCAGAGAATGCTTTTAATATATCATCTGTTGTTTGTGATTGGTAAAATTCTAGGGCCTCAGCTGTAGCCTTGATGGCTCCCTTGGCTGTGTATTTCTTATTGATTGGTAGCTCTGCTATGTATTCTTTCAGCTTCTTCATTTGTTTACGTGGTTGTTCCTTACCTGGTAAGAAGTCGCAATAGCCGAGCTTTTCTAGGTAGTTGTATCTCGGTCTTAAGTATACGAATATTTCTTCTTTTAAATTCTTCACACGTTCTTGGTCTATATTAAATCCTGTGGCTCCCATTAAGTTGAGATACACTGCTGACACAAGAGATGCATTGCTGTTAATGTCGTCTTGGTTATAGTACACTTTGTATGCCCATATGGAGTCATCTATAGCATAGTCTATTGCCTCTTGTGGCCACTCCTCGACATCTTCTAGCTCTGCGTAGCGAAGTCTCCAGGCGTCCTCTCCTTTGCTTGCTGATATGTCCTTATTATAATAGTGGAGAACACATGCTGCTAATGTGGCTCTATTGGTTGGCTTCTCTCTCAGTAAATCTATTAAGTTCTCACGTATCTTTGTACATATAATTCTTCCCTCTTCTAGGGCTTGGAACACTAATTCTGTTAGCTCTGGGAAATGGTGAATAATCACCCCACATTCGAATACAGCATTGTGTGCTATGATTGTGTCGTTCTTCAGCCACTTTGTTAAATGCTCCTGCATTTCCTTCCCTCTATATAGGAATGTATTTTCTCCATCATATGCTGAAAGGCACACAGGCTTAGGAAACAATGCTCCCGGTCCTATTAGATGTGTCTCAAAATCACAAGCGATTGTAGTCATTTGATTGCCTTTACTAAAGTTAAAAAAATGCCGGGTTGCCCCGGCTGCCGACTACTAACTGTTTCTATTTCGACGTAGCTTGCTTGAGTGCTTCCTTAAGTTCATTAAGTTTAGCTTCTCTTCCGCTAGTTTCTGTTGAGCTGCCTGATTCTAATGATTCCACTACTACAGCAATCAAGTTAATTGAGCCTCCCATACTATTACCTGTATACGGTGCGACAATCATCTTAGCTGTTCCCTTGGAGTCTTTGAAGAACATAGGTGCTTCTTCCATCTCGTTCCCATTGCCATCCGTCACTTTCACTTCGAACTTAGTGGCTGCTCTTACGGTGAATTCCGTTTTGCTATCTGTGTGCTTCGTGCCAATCAGATTAGGATTGAGATCCTCAATTGATTTCTTCCAGGCTGCTCCCTCTTTAGTAGCCGAATCGAACTTGAGTCGAACGGTGTATACTAATGGTGCTCCATCTCCAATATACTTAGCTACTGGTTTGTTCAAAGCTAAGAACTGGATTGTACCTGTTGGTGATGTTAATAAATTTCCTGTAGTTGACATGTGTTGTTCTCCTGTCGTTTAAATATAACGTTCTGAATCTCTCCGCAGATAGTCAACTCGTTATCCCTTACGATACAAGGCAAGTTGAACTCTGCGGCTAACTTTATGATGTCTTGTATGTTTAGTTGTGCTTCCACTTTGAGTTCCTGTTTTTGTGTTTACTCTTCCATTATACCCTATTTCTGTGGTTTGTCAATAAATTAAATAGCTTGACATGATTTGTAATTCTTGGTATACTAGTTGGTAAGGGTCATCCATTAAAACATACTATATAGTATACTACTCAGGAGCACCATATAGTGCGCAAATCTGAATTAAAGGCCAACGACGTAGCCAAACAGCTGGCCATTAACGCCGCAAACATAGCTTTCAACACTCCCGAATTAATGATTGTAGTGAACTTCAAGGAGCCTTCATATAGACACAGGCTATATGTCGTCGAATACGGCACTGTAACGGCTACACATCATGTGGCCCACGGCAGCGGCTCTGCTAGCCCTAACGATAAAGCTTATTCCACCTCGTTTTCCAATAAGATAAATAGCCATCAATCTAGCTTGGGTAAAATGAAGACGGGCAATATTTATCACGGACGACATGGAAAGAGCTTAAGACTCGACGGCCTAGAACCTGGCAAGAATTCAAACGTAAGAGTGAGATATGTAGTTATACATCCTTCCAACTACGTTACAGACAACTATATATTAAATAAAGGACGAGCCGGTTGCTCTTGGGGATGCTTAGCTGTAGATCCTGCCATTAGCTCCAACCTAATAGATAAAATTAAAGGCGGCGTTCCCGTCTATTGCTACTATTAATCAGGCTGCAGGTGGAACACGTGAAGGCGCTAACAGCGCATGAAGTACGTTAAGTCCCGACAAGGTGCTGCCAGGAAAGAGGACAAGCCTAACGGCTTTCCACAGAGGGTGAAAGTCCCTCATTCTTATTCTAATAGGAATATGCCTAGTTTCTGGCAAGTTTCCTCTAAATTCTCACTAAAAGGAGAACCACATGTCAAATGATATTGGATGCATAATTCACAAGATGGAACATGTCTGTCAAGATGTTACATTAGAGATTGTGGGAGGTATAGGAGACTTTAGAGACTACGAGAAGGCGTTTAAGCTCCTTCCCTTACTAACCCCTAATGATACGCTACAAGTGCGTTTAAACACCCCTGGCGGCTCTTGTGACACAGGCTTCCATTTAGTAGACAGGATACGGGGAGTTGAATGTCCTGTTCAAATGGTGGTGGACTATCCTACATACAGCATGGGAGCTATCCTAGCTTTATGTGGCGACGACCTGTTATTCCAAGAGGGTACATATATTATGTTCCATGACTACAGTGGTGGGATGCATGGCAAGGGTGGCGAAACGCAAGACTATGGTACAAACTTCCGCACAGTGTTCCGTAAGAAGTTCGAACGAATATGTAAGCCTTTCCTGACACAAGCAGAATGCAATAAGATGTTCAAAGGAGAGGATATTTACATTCACGATGACGATCCAACCCTCCCGTCCCGAATGAAGCGCCACTTTAAAAAAGACATCAAATGACGTAGGAATGCAGATATTTCAAGAAGGACATCTCGTAGTGAGCACTAAGTAGCTTAAGGGTTATTATAGTGTACATTAAGAAGGCCCGTTAAGGGCCTTTTCTTATTTCTCAGCACTGTGTAGCTCTCGCCTTAGTTCCCTCAACTTATATACTATTACGTCCCTAGCGTTAGCCTCTAAGTGGCGTCTCAATTCCGTTTGAGCTGCCTTGTATTCCACTAATGCGACGCTCTTCATTGTAGGGTCTGCAGCGTGTTCCACAATCTTTAATATCTCGTCACATATTTCCTTCAGTATTATAGCTCTAGTTCTCTTCATATTAAGTCCCCATTGTTAATGCAGGTCGGTCCACTCTGTCAAACTCAGCTTCAATATAATGGTTGTCTACATTACGTGATAGTCCTCGTACGCCTTGGCCACTCTTAGCTGTCTTCTCAGCCATTGCGTCTATCTCGTCTTCAGAAAGAACCTCAAAGGTTATCCCACAATAGTCCAAGTCTTTATACTTCTTAGGCAACACAACCTCGTTCAACAGCTTAGTGTAGTCCTCTTTAGTAAACTCATCAAGACACACAACTTGCCCAATCCGTCCCACCAATTCAGGAATCAGTCCTGATTTAATAATCTCTTCGTCCGAGATAGTTATGCGAGCTGTTGTTTTTTCTGATCCAAACCCCATACCCCCTTCTGTCTTAGACTTTTCAATGCTTGAGAACGCTCCTGCAAACACCCAGCTAACGCCGCTGAAGTCATGTTTGTCATCAATCAATGTCAAGAAGTTGGCCTGTACGTGCTTGTTCCAATTCCCTGAACTATCAAATGAGTTAGCCAGCTTATCGATCTCATCGACAAAAACCACCATCTTGTCCAACGCTCCTTGTACACTATGTGGCCCATAGCTAGACGATATACTAAGATTGGCCTTGTCTATCAACATCTTACGCAACTTGGCAGAGTTGACCCCGTCGTTATTACCTGTAGGTGTCAATGTCGTCGCATCAATCCTAAGGAAGGGAAACTTAACAATGCTCTGTAAGCTTTCAATCAAATGCGTCTTACCTGTACCACTGTCCCCTACTAGTAAACAATTCATTGTCTCAATTGGATGCTTGTCCAAGTTTATCCATTTCTGATGATATCTCATTGAAGCACGTTGAACTAATGTAATCAGCACTTTCTTAGCTCTCTCATGCCCATATACAAGCTTGTTAAGCTCTTCTAACGTTCTTTGATTACTCATGTCCTTCTCCTCGTTATAATTAGGTGGGAAGCTTAGCAGCTGCTGACGCTGTCGGCAGAGATGTTATACTTGAGAGACCTTGTCTCGTCAGAGGTAATTTCGCTTCCCGTATTATAACTATAGCCTCTCAGTGTATAAAAGTCAAGCAAGTTGCCTATTTTTCTTCTAAATAAGTTTCCAACCGCTTTCTAAACGTACCCCTAGATACACCTAATACTACAGCTGCCTTGCTCTGGTTATATCGAACGTCTCTGAAAGCCTTCATGTAAATATACTTCTCTGCCTCTTCTAAGGCACGTTTATACTTATTAGAGTTGATAGCCTTCAATAATTCATTTACATTCTGTATGCCTTGTAAGTTATTCATTATATGTCTCCAAAAATGTCTTTATGAACACTCGCTAAATACATATTACGAGCCTCTTCGTGCTTCTCTTGCTCTATGTGCCACCCGTGATTCACTCCTAAATGATACCCCTGTTCAAATATCTTGTTAAGCTCTTGTTCCACCTCGACACGTCTATCCTGTTTTATCAATGTGTGTATAAGGTGGGCCCATTCTTTATAGTTTGGAAATTCCATATTATCCCTCCTCTCTCTTCTTAATGGACTTGTCTAAGTATCCATTCGGCCAACACAACAGCTCCCACAGTCATTGTTATGCCTGCCCCCAGTAATACAATCAATGCTAAGATTTCCATTTTATTTCCCCAAGTTATATTCTTCTAAGCTCACCTGTTTACAAGTGTCGTCTTCAGTTCTAACCAGTTGAGCATATTTCGTAAATCTGTCCCAAGAGTCAGCTGGCTCCGGCACCCCTGCATCAGCGCTATATAAGTCCGAGATGAATGCTTCCCAGTCCTCTTGTGTATGCACTAATCCATTTCTATTACTCTTATAATTAGCCATTTCGTTCCCCTTCTTCTGTTAGAACATTCATTATATTGCCCTCATGATACGATTCGCACGCATCCCAGGTCCCCCTGGTTGTCTGCCATCGGTCGTTCAGCATCTCTGCCTATTAGTCCTGGAAGACAATATAATCAATGCTCCTTAGTTCCTCGGAGGCCCTCTTACTGTGGCCCTGCTATTCTTTTCTCCGAGGTCGGTGGCTTTCAGTGGTGCGGTAGGCCTTGTATTTTCTTGCTGCTCTGCCGTTGCTACCACCATTTCTTGCTTGTTGCCACTCTTTTTCTTATCCTTCTATTATAACTATAGCATGTCCTGTACAGATGTCAAGCAATTAGTCTATTTATTTTTCATCTTTCTTCTATTTATATGTTTCCTACTCTCCTGCCATACCAAAAACCGTAAGTGAAGATATGCTTTTACCTGCTTAGTGTGGTATTTATATAGTGCATACGCCACTACGACGCTAGCTACTACTAGTGATGTGAATATGCCCCCTAAGAACCCATCAAGGCCATATTTAGCTATCTCATACCCGCACCAAGTAGCGTCTGCCAATAAGGCCAGCAGTGATGCGATGGTTATCAATTCTATGAGCTCTTTTACGGCCATTGAGTGCGCTGTACGTTTTAAACCTGTCATGTTGTTCTCCTAGGCTGCTATTAATCAATCGCCACACCGTCATCTGTTATAAGTATCATCTCGCATTGCCCCGTATATGGATCACACACTATTATTTGTGACCCTGCCATTGACACACTACTCAATGTCATTAATAAGGCTAGTAATAATGTTTTCATTTCATGCTCTCCAAGATCGTTTGCAGTTATATTAACTATAGGACAGATGTGTAATTATTTTAGTATGAACAGAATCTAACACAATAGTCCCAGTTGGATCCATTGTTAAAGCAGTCGTTAACACACTTGTAATCCACCATGCCATCTCTTTCGTAGTCACTTTTGACTACGTCAACGTAGCTTGCCATTGCGACACTACCGCTAAGCATTATCATTGCCCCTATTAATAAGTATTTCATATCTATTCCTCCCACCAATCTTCAAACATCTCTATTTGGTCATCTTCCGACCTGCCCAATCCTTCATATTTGCCGTTGTATTCGTACCAGTCTAGCCACACGGCGTATGCTTCTTCTTTATCCATGATGTTCTCCTAATTTGGAAAATCCGGTGGATAGTCAGACAATGCAGCGTAAGCCTCTTGCCTTGCATCTATCCTAGACTCAAGCATTCTTGTTTGTGTTGCTATCTCATCGCCATACATATTAAAGATGCTCCATCCCCATTCTTTTTCCTCATCTTCCCACACTTGCAGTTTCATATCATTCCTCCCAAAGTATTTTGATTAACCCGTATATTAATGTTAACCCACTTGCTATCGTGAACGTAATGAATATGGCTTTAAACACAGCGTCTAAAGGGAAGAACACACTCATCACTCCCAACCACATCACTGTCAGCAAGAACACTACCACTGCCTCCGTAATAGCCTTCTTATTGTCTCTGAAGTAGTTAGCTATTCTCCAACGTAATGTGTACATGCCTGTCTCCTCTCTTGTCTTAGTATAAGTATAGTATGCCCTTGAGTAGATGTCAAGCAATCAGCGCAATTAATTAACACACCCTCGTGTTAGTGCGTCGGACACCCACCACTTAGTGTGTTCGTTAAGTATCAACCACTTAGTATCAGACAGTATGACTACCTGCCCCTTATATGTTTCGACATTGGTGTTTAATGTCATCTTATGCTCCCTCATTGTGCGTCCATTCTACAGCCAGCCATACACACATGAGTGCACATGGAAGTACTGTGACGTGCACGTGCATGTGTATCCATACGGGGTACTACCTAAACACTAGATGGTGGCACACTGTAGCTAACAGCAGCCTTCATTAATATAATAAGACACAAGCTAGAGACAAGAGCGTGTCTCCCTAGACTAACAAGCTTGTGGCTCTCAAGGAAACTTTCTGTTTCGCCACAGGACCAGAGGGGGAGGGGGTGGGGGCAAGTACCATGAGGTGGGCTCCACATCTATAGGTACCCTACTCATGTGTAATCGGGAAAAAATACAGCTCTTGTACACTTATTAGTCAACTTCTTTACAGTTTCTTTACAGTACATTTACAGAAAACACTTGACACCTTTTTTAAACATGTGTATACTGAGTGGTAGAGGTCATCCATTAAAACATACTGCCTAGTTACTAAAGGGTACAAGGCGGGCCCGGCCAAATATATTTGTAATAAAAATAACAAAAAAGCTTGACAGGTCGGTTAAACTAGTGTATACTATATATTGAGGGTGGGGAACTCACTTGATGTGACCAATCAAGCGATCCATTATTACCACCGGGGTGTAGAGGTTCAACATATCAAGTAGATTCTCCATTCCTCGGTGGATTATTACGTAAGGACTAAAATGATTCCAGCATTGATAGCCGTCATAACAGCTTTATTCTCTAAGATACCAGGTGTCATAGGGGACTATTTTAAAGCTAAGCACGAGCTCAATACATTAAAAGTGACAACTGAACGCGACATCGAACTAGCCAAACAAAGAGCAGCCAGTGAAATAGCTATAGCGGAATTAAATAGAGCGCAAGCTACATTAGGAGCTACAGGTCAGAACTTTAAATACTTTACGTTTGTAATGTGGTTCGGACCGTTCATGTTAGGTGTGTTATATCCACCAGGTGCGCAAGCAGTGTTTGAGAATTTAGGAAGCATGCCAGAATGGTATGTTCAAAGCTGTATAACAATTATGTTTACAGTGTGGGGAATTGCTGTATCCGCTCCCGTTATAAGTAACATATTCTCTAACTTAGGTAGGTTCTTCGAACAGAAGAGACAATTTAAATTAGACAAAGTAGTGGCAGACAAGAAAGCATTCTATGATACACTAAGAGCCGTACAAGGCTTCGTATCAGGGGATGACGTTAAGACATTTGATAAAGTACTAGATAAATTATCCAGCAAGTAACAGCTGGAAAGCATGCCCCGTCTAAGGGGGGTATCCTTTTCTCGAGAGAGAAAAAATCCTGGTGTAAAATGACAAGAGAACACCCAGCCGGTGTCAGGATGTCGAACTACCACTATCCAGGCGGCTCCATTCGATGTCGATAGAATCGAGTAGGTTTCAGGATTCCTGACCAGGTAGGGCAAAATCCTGTGTTATTAAGATAGCCTAGCACCTAATGATTCGCTAGGGGGTTCGAAGGAGACTTCCCATAAAATCCTTCATTATTTATAGCGGAGTAGTTCAGAGGTAGAACGGGGGACTCATAATCCTCAGGTCGCATGTTCGAGTCATGCCTCCGCAACCAAATGGAGAAGGTCAGTGATAATTAAAGACGAAAAGGAAACAGCCGAAGTAGCCGAACAGAATTGGCCACTAGTTGTGGATCTATTTATTAAATGGGCATATCCAGAATCATCTTTAGTTAAAGGTGGCGAAATAGAAGTGAGAAGTGTCGGAGACATTCTACCAGAACTAAGTGTATGGGGGATTCCATGGAAAAGAAAATGAAGAAACGCAAAAGTCCGAGCAAGAAGCCGGTAAGGAAATATTAGCAAATGGATTTAATCATATCAATTGCAGGCCCCTTAATTGTAGGGGTGTTTTTGTTTGTACTGAGAAGTATGCATAACAGGCTAGGAAGCGTAGAAGACACACAGAAGCAGTATATGCCTAAGCATGAAGTTCGGGAATTAATAGAAGACAAGATAGGCGGCATCAGGGAAGATATTACGGAAATTAAGAACAAGATAGACAAACTATTCGAGTATTATATCAATGACCACCAGTCTCGCAACAAATAACAAAGGACAGAAATATACAGACAAGCTGCCAGCAGAGCTCACCAAGCTTAAAGCCGCAGGAATGTCTGACGTCCAAGTATATGCTGGATGGGGAATATCCAAGGATACATTCTACAGATGGAAGAAAGAATATCCTCAATTCAAAGAAGCATGCGATATAGGCGAAGGCATGTTCCAGAAGATACACGAGGACTTAGGTGTGGCTGGAATGATGAAGCACATGGACATTGACTATAACTTCTGGCGCGACTTAGGTAAGTTTCGTCACGGGTGGTCCGATAAAGCTTCAGGAACAAGTAACACACAGATTAACATAGACAGCATCACCGTATTAAAACAACAAACAAACGAAGAACTAATAGAATACATTCGCACCAACCTCAAAGAAATCCCTGAAATATATGAAGGAGAAATAGTTGAATCTAGCGAGCCTGAATAGAGAGAAGCTACTAGAACTAGCTGAGTCCATACAAGTTGTTTCGGAACATAATAAATACAATCTTATAGATAGCATTTTTCCGGACACAGGAGACTTCTCACGGCACGCATACAAGAAACACATAGGGTTCATCCAGGCAGGACGCAATCATCGCTTCAGAGTGCTCTCAGGAGGTAATGGAGCAGGTAAATCGTTTACAGGTGCCGTAGAACTTACATATCACATGACAGGTGAATACCCTGATTGGTTTGAGGGGCACAGGTTTAAAAAACCTATTAAAGTGTGGATTGTTGCAGAGTCAGGAAGCTTGTGGAAAGATTCGTTGCAAGGATGCCTCTTAGGAGGATCAAGCGATGAATACGGAACAGGACTAATACGTAAAAGCTTATTGAGTCCAGCCCCTAAGTCAATGCCAGGTGTTCCAGGAGCTGTGGGGCAAATATTCTGTAAACATAAAGCTGGAGGCACCAGTGCGCTTACAGTTAAAACATTTGAGATGGGACGTAACCAATTCCAAGCAGCCACATTAGATCTAATTCTATTTGATGAGGAACCACCAGAGCAGGTTTACACAGAGTGTGTAGCACGACTCAGGGGTGTTAAGGGACGTAAAGATCCAGGTATTTGCTTATTGCTATTCACTCCCTTAAAAGGTATCAGTAGCGTTGTATTACGTTTCCTACCTAATGGGCAATTCCCAGAAGGGGGACAACACCCAGAACATCCAGAACGATATGCTATTCCTGTAACACAGGACGACGCACCGCATTTAACAGAAGCAGATAAGCAGGCCATGCTTGCAGAGTATCCACCAAACGAGCGAGACGCTCGATCTAAAGGTATTCCAGCATTAGGGTCAGGACGTGTATATCCCATCATGGAAGAAGAAATAACTGTATCTCCTTTCTCAATACCAGACTACTATGAGAGAGCCTACGGACTAGATTTCGGGTGGAACAACACAGCTGCCATATGGGGAGCTCAAGACCCTGTAACAAAAGTTATATACATACACGCAGAATACAAGAAAGGAAAAATGGCAGATTACCAACATGTATTTGCCGTACAACAAAAAGGGGATTGGATTCCCGGAATAGCAGATCCATCAGGTGGCGGTCGTCGAGATGACGGACGAATGCGTATTGACCATTATAGAGAATTAGGACTAGAATTAATTCCAGGAATAAATAGCTTGACACCAGGTATAGGAAAGGTGTATACTATGTTGGAGTCAGGTACATTAAAGATATTTTCTAACATGGAAATGTTCCTATCAGAATTCCGAGTATATCGATACGACGTAAAAGACCCCAACCGAATTGCAAGAAACCAAGACGACCATTTATTAGATGCCATGAGATACTTAATATCTCAGTTCGAGATGGTGGCAATGTCTAGGGATCAGATGGAACAGGAAGACGAAGACCCTTACGAAGACTATAGAGAACATAGGGACATAGACCCACTCACAGGATATTGAACATATGTCAGTAGAAAAATTAATTAAGTTTGTAAACGCAGACAACATTGCAGAAATGTTAGAGGATAGTCAACTCCAGGAAATAGCTGAAGATGCTGCCCGAGGGTTCGATATCGACGAGGACTCCTGTCGTTCTTGGTTAGATATGAATAAAGAAGCCCTTAAAATGATAAAGGCAGAAGTTAACCCAGAAACAACCAAAAGCTATGCCCACTCTAGAGTTATTTATCCTCTCCTTACATCAGCCACAATTCAACTAGCCTCACGACTTATTCCACACTTAGTGCGAAACAACAAAGTGGTGGAGTGTGCTGTATTGGGACCAGACCCAGATGGAATAAAAGCAGCAAAGGCTAAACAAGTAAGTAATTTCTTCTCATACGAATTATTAGTTGAGTCCGACTCTTGGCTAAAAGAATCCCACAAGTTAATACAAATGATGTGTGCTTGGGGAACAGCCTATAGAGAACTCTATTACGACGCTGATCAAGACAAAGTGTTGAGTGAAGTACTTAGTCCAGAAGATGTCATTATTAACAATAATACTTCTTGTATAGAGAAATGCCGCCGCATTACTATTCGACATTACATGACGTCTAACGACATTGTAGAGAAAGTGAGAGCAGGGCAGTTTCTCGATATAGACATGAAAGAAACAGATTTGACAATCAGTAGCGACAGTGACGCTACAGATTCCAATCCCGTATACGAAGTGCTTAAACAATTCTGCTATCTCGACTTAGATGAAGATGGATATGAAGAACCATATGTAGTGTTCTTCAGCAGAGACAAACAGAAAGTACTTGGAATATACAGCGCTTACGATATGGAAGACATTCATGTCAACGATAAGGGACAAGTTAAGAAGATTGTAAGTAAGCCATTCATTATTGACTATCATTGTATAGATGACCCAGCAGGTAAATACCACAGCATGGGACTCAACCACTTATTATTCCATCAGAACAAATCTATAACATCTATTCTACGTCAACTTATTGATAGTGGTACGTTAGCCAACCAACAAGGTGGATTTGTAACAAAAGCATTCAAAACCAAGAAACGAGAAGTAAGACAAGAACTAGGTAAGTTCACACAATTAGAAATACCACCTACGACAGACATTAGAACACAGATAATGCCACTTCCGTTTAAAGAGCCATCACAAGTTCTCTTTTCACTACTGGGACTTCTTATAGAGGCAGGTAAAGAAACAGGATTTGTAACACAAGCTCTTATGGGCGATACAGAAGGACAGAACGTCCCAGCTACAACAATGTTAGCCATCATTGAACAAGGAAGCAGAGCTTTCAAACCAATGGTGCAGAAGCTGTTTAGCTCAGAGAAGAAAGAATTTAAACTCAGGTTTAATTTATACGGTAAGTATTCTACGTACGACAGATTCATCAGATACGCAGACGTAGACATTCAAGTTAGTAAGGAAATATTCCAGTCTAATGATTTAGACATTGTCCCTGTAGCAGATCCAACACAAAGTAGTGACGCTCACAGGTTCATCAAAATGCAAGCCTTACAACAACTAATGCAAACACCACTAGCTAACATATTAAACATGGAAGGTATGGCTAGACGAATATTCGAAGACTTACAGATAGAACGACCAGATGAGTTAATAGCCCCTCCACAGCCACAGCAACCAGACCCAGCAATGATGAAAATCCAAATGGACAATCAAATACAAATGGGTAAGTTGGAACTAGCTAGAATACAGGAACAACGTGAAGGCGCTAAATTAGAACTAGAACACATAAAAACAGAAATTAAGAAATCAGAGTTTTTGCTCAAGCTAGAAGAATCAGACGAAAAACAGAAGATGCTAATAGCCAAGGCAAATAAAGACCAACAGGAAGCAGATAATAAGGACATACTGGCACGTGTAGCACAAGACAAAGTAGAGGTGGAACGTGAACGATTGGAACTTATGGCTAAACAGCAGCGAAACGAGAGTGGCGATTAAGCTACTAGAAGAAAAAACCAAAGAGTTACAAGAATCAATAGCAGGTGGATTCCTTTTACAACATGGCTCAGCAGATAAGATAGCCGTGGACTACGCACACAAAGTGGGTGTATTAGAAGGATTAAACAGTGCTGTTTCTTTCATAAAGAACATCAAGGAAGAAATAGACGAAAATTACCTCGATAGCAGTGATATTGATTAAGAAATGAACATAATTAAGTAAAAACAAAGAAGATTCCCGTATATTACTACCATAGCAGTAAGATAAAGGAGAAAGAAGTGAAAGAGAGTGACATACTGAAGGGAGAGCCAATCAATGGACACATTGTCATTAAGATTGATCAAGCCCAAATAAAGAAGGATTTAGGATTGGCAGAAGACAGCCTAATAATCATCACACAAGAAAAAGCATTTGCGAGCGCCTCCAGTAGAGGTAGAGTGGTAAAAATGTCCACAGATGCGTTTGGCGTGAGATATAAAGAGAAGTACGGAGACGACATTAGTCCCCCCAATGTTGGAGATATGATTCACTTTGTGGCGTATCAGTCGGCTAAGATGGACGATGACGGTGAGTATTTCTTAGTTACAGACGACAGCATTAAATTTATTGAAAGAGCTTAAAAGTAGGAGCAATTGAGATGGAAGAAGAAAGAGATGACCTTGTAAGTGTAGAGGACGTTGTAGAAGAGCAACAGCAAGACGAACACGTTGACGAACGTCAACACGAGGAAGAAGGACAACACGAGAGTCAGGATAACGAACAAGAAGACGACGATGTCGTTCAGAGAGCCAAGAAGTATGGCCACTTATCTAAGGACGAATGGATCGCACAGGGAAAAGATCCAGACCAATATAAATCCCCTGAAGAATTCGACAAGACAGGAAAGATATTAGAACAAATCTATTCTATGCGTAAGAAGTTAGATACGAGGGATAGAGAGATTCAATCTCTTGTTGAGTACCAGCAACGTACCTCCCAACGGGAATACGATAGGGCTAAACAAGAACTCCAAGGTCGATTAGCTATGGCTAAAGACGACATGGACATGGACGCAGTGGCGCATTACACTAAAGAGATAACGCGAGCTGAGACATTAGAACAAAACAATCAACAACAAAGTATGCAGGGTGCGCAACAGGCAGCACTTAATCAGTTTCATGAGCGAAACAAGCATTGGTTCAATGATCAGAATCCTGATCTACAAAGGAAAGCCGTGCAGATAGACGAAGAACTAAAGTCCATATATCCAAATGCTACCTATGAAGAGTTAGCAGAAAAGATTGAAAAGCGTATGCAATATGAACATCCAGATCGTGTACTAGGCCAATCAAGGTCCAGAGCACCTCAGATGTCTCATTCTCAGTCGGCAGTGAATAAATCAGCAGCAGGAACAGCCAGTCCAGACAGAGCCTTTCGAGGATTGTCACAGGACCTAAAGGATACATACCAAGCGACCAAACGAATCATCGAGTCTCAAGGTAATAGACAATATACACAAGCAGATTTTATTTCACAACTTAGAAAAGACGGAGAATTGTAATGGCTAAGAAAGAAAAATTACGAGAGGAATTCAGACCCACATTATTTGTAACAGATATTCACCAGGTTCGAGAAGAAGACTACGATCCAGAATACGAATACAAATATGTTATTTTCACCCACAGACACGACCGCAACAAAGTGGAACGGTATATCAAGATGGGCTGGGAAGTGGTAGAAACTACGTCAAACACAAAAGACGATAGGGACTTCACCCCCAACTCAAAGGACGGAGATTCTCTTCGACCTAAGCCTTGTATCCAAAACACTATTGATGGACACGAACAAGTTCTCATGAGATGCCTCAAAACCCAACGCGCAGAAAACGAGTTGAGCAAGAAAGCATATAATGATAACCTGCATGTTCGGAACATTGAGAAACGAGGCGGAAAGGTTACACGGGACGGAAACAACATCAAAACTGTGGATGCTGAAATTAACGAAGGTAACATTTAGTTCCCTTCACATTCAATTTTAGGAGAAACAAACAATGGCGAATGTAGATGGTGCGTTTGGACTCGCTCTTCACGAAGACACTTCCAAAACACCCTTAGAACTTTGCTTTATAGCCTCAGGTGACGGCACTGCAACATTTATCGGAGACGCTGTAAAACTAGCAGGGTCAGCAGGTAATGTAGTAGGATGTCCAATTGCCCCCACTGTAATCCAAGCAGCAGCCACCGACCCTATTTATGGGGTAGTGATGGGCTTTATGCCTCACTGGGTATCAACAGGTGCGGATTTAAGTATTCGACACAGAAAAGCAAGTACAGCAATGTACGCGCTAGTTAAACCTGCCAACCACCAAGATGTATATCGCATCCAATCAGATGCAGATGGAGGCAACGCAGCAGCTACCGACGTAGGCTTAAATGCCGACTTAGTAGTGGGCGCAGGTAATGCCATTACAGGTATGTCTGCTATGGAGTTAGACACTAGCACCAAAAATACCGCCGCAGGATTACAAGTTAAAATTGTGGGTATTGTAGACCGACCAGATAACGCGTTCGGAACAGCTAACGTAGATTTGTTAGTGCGTATTAACCAACCTATCTTAGGTGCAGAAGCTGGTTCAGCAGGAGTATAGTAAATGGCTAATTCAGGAAGACACACCACTGGTAGTATACCACGTGCGTTACAATATGGAGTTGATGACTTTGTTAAGCATTTTCAAAAAATGTACGGCACAGTTGGTGAACAAATCTTTACTAAAAAGGATAGCGACAAAGGGTTCTACGAATCTGTAATGCTCGCTGGAATGGGTCAAGCGTCACGTAAAGGTGAAGGCTCAGCTATCACTTATGATAGTATTGACCAAGAGTCCAACACTCGATGGGCAGTGCACACGTACGTGAAAGCAGCTCGTTTGACGATGGAGTCTATTGAAGATAATGTTTATCAAGACCTCCTCCCAATGTATGCCAAAGGGATTGCACAATCTCTCGTATACACCAAGGATGAGCAACGAGCAGCAATTCTCAACAATGCATTCACCTCAGGCGAAACAGGCCCAGATGGTAAAGTGCTTTGTGCAGGCGATCATCCACTTCAAGCAGGTGGCACAAGTTCGAACGTTCTAGCAACAGCAGCTGATTTATCAGAAGATGCGTTAGAAGCAGCTTCGATTCTTGTAGATAATTTCCTCAATCCAGACGGCCTCAAATCAATGTACAATGCTAAAAAACTCGTAGTGCCAACAGCACTCAAGTATGAAGCATGTCGCATTATGAAAGGTAAGTATCAGATTGACAGTGCCAACAGGAACGTAATGGCAATCAATGAAAGTGGAGACGTAGACGGCTATTTGGTCTGGAAACGACTCACAGACAACGATGCATGGTTCCTCACCACTGATGCAGACGATTCTCTCATCGAAGTTAGCCGTAAAGGCCTACAACGTAAAGAACATAACGATCCATACACCTACGACATGGTCGTGAGTATTTATGAACGTTATCGTATGCTCTTCAATGATTGGAGAGGTATTGTTGGTACGCCAGGCGCGTAAACAATTTGTATAGGAGCTGTCAAGGAATCCTTGATAGCCCCTCCCCACAGGGGTAAATTAGGAGCAACAAAATGCCAATTTCAAACTATCCAACAGGTTTTGCCCAAGGTGTATCTATTCGGGGAGTTCCCGTAGAGATGCCACATCCAGGTAAAGTGTTTTGGGTGAATAATTCAGGCGTACTAGTAGACAAAGGCATCGGCGGTTCAGATGCTAATCCAGGTACGTATCAAAAACCATTTCTAACAGTTGATGCCGCTATAGGTAAATGTACAGCAAACCGAGGCGACGTAATTTACGTTATGCCTGGACACGTTGAAACTGTTATAGCAGACGCTACAGTTGACTTTGATGTAGCAGGCGTAACGCTCATCGGTTTAGGCCGAGGAGCTAAACAAGCACGCTTTGACTTCACAGCTACAGCAGGTATCGTAGATGTAGGAGCCAGTAATGTTTCCATTATAAACATGAACTTTCATGCCAACGTATCGGCCATAACTAACGGGCTGAGAGTGTCAGCAGCAGCTACAGACTGTTTAGTTAAAGATTGTACGTTTGACGTAGAAACCACTACTACAGATGAATTCTTAGTGGCGGTTAACGTACTAGCAGGGTGTGACGGCCTCATTATGGAAGACTGTGTTATTGATATGGGACTCGGGGGAGCAGCAGTAGGTCTAAGAATATCTGGAGCCTCAGCCGGTGTTGATATTCGACGCAATAGGATTGTAGGCGACTACTCTCAAGCATGCATCGCTGGTATCACCACACTGTCCACAGAAGTGTATATTGAAGATAATATGCTCATCAATGGAGCATCAGGTAACGTCGGTACAGTGGAAGTAATCGAGATGCTAACAGGAACTACAGGGGTTGTTCGAAGGAACACATTCTTGTGTAATGTAGCATCCATTGTGTTACAATCCGTAGCAGACACCATGTACTTCTCAGAAAACTATGCTGGCGAAGACGTAGGCGCATCAACCTCCTCTGTGTTAAGAAGTGGAGCCGCTTCGGTTACAGCTTCAGCAGACGATTAAGAACTAACGTTCTTCTGCCTCCTTTCGGGGAGGCCCTTATTTATAATTCCCGAACGGGAATAAAAGGCTATATTACTAGTAGTGAACAACATAATATACCCGAACGGGAACAAAGCCTAATTGGAGCAAATAAATGGCAGACGCAGTGACTACAAAAACCGTATTCTTGTCCCCTAACAGGGCTACAATACATTTAACAAACGATTCAGACGGCACAGGGGAAGCAGCTGTTATAAAAGTGGATAAGTCCACATTTACAGGACCTAACGGACTAGAGCCCACACATTTAGCTATTGAGAAGATTGTCTATGATGTTTTTTCAATGAAAGTGGCGTTACAGTGGGATCATACAACAGACGAAACAATAGCAATTCTACAAGGACACGGAGTGATGGACTGGCGTAAGAGTGGCCGACTGGTAGACGTTGAAACAGGTGGTGCGGGAGATATTCTTCTCACTACAGAGAACCAAACAAGTGGTGACGGATACGACATCACATTATACGTACGCTTCAAAGACTGAGGCGAGAAGTCCCATTACATGACATTCAAGGAGAATAGAGCATGGCCCGTTGGGTAAAAAGTTACAATTAAATGCGGATATACAAACAGGCCGCCACACCGACAGTTGCAAGTGATGACTTGAAAGTAGGTGATATTTGGATAGACACAACAGCCGGAGCAATCGTAAAGGTAGGTACAGCAGCAGACGTATTTGATATACTTAGCGACACTGTATCACCTAGCTTCACAACCCCTGTATTAGGAGCAGCCAGTGCTACAAGCCTAGACTTCACAAGTACAGCAGGCATTATCGGAACCACAACAAACAATAATGCGAATGCTGGGAGTGTGGGGGAGTATGTACAGGCAAGCGTAGCAAGAACTGCATTTCCGGCTTTAACTACAGCCACCATTTACGACGTAACTTCAATTGAGTTAACTGCGGGTGATTGGGATGTATTTGGTTGTGTTGGTTTTGCGTTCTCGGGAACTACTACGTGCACACAGGTAATTGGCTCCATAAACTTAACAAGCGCTACTTTGCCAGCAAATCATTATTGGTCAACGATTCAACCACGAACTGGAAATGGTTTGCTTGATACATCTATGGCTATTGTTCCTCAGCGAATTTCTATTTCTTCAACAACAACTATTTATTTAATGGTTAAAGCTGTATTTGCTACTGCTGGAGCATTTACTTTTGGAACTATCGGTGCACGACGTGTTCGATAACAAGGGGATTAAAAAAGACATTCCCAAACAAGCATATTAGGAGAGACAAATGTTAACGAAAGAAACTTTGCCTGCGAAATTGGCCGGAATAAATGACGAAACCAAGCAAGCCACAGTTATTGTATCGACAGTGTACAAAGAGGATGGTGTGGAATTCTATCGAAAGAACGTGTTCACATATGGAGCATTCGACGACGTGAAAATCAAAGAGCTGTTCGAAAGCGACTCTGCCGCTAAGGCCTTCTTAAAGGCTAAAGAATGAGCGATAGATTTAGTCCAGGGAGAAAAGGAGATTGGGTACTATTCTGTGACATATGTGGACAGAAATGTTATGCCTCAGAGTCTACAAAGCTTTCTACGTACACAGGAAGGGGAGGCTTAGTTGTCTGCCCCAATGACGTAGACAAGATAGACTACGGCCTCATCCCTTACACGCCACGCTTAGAGAAGAACATCCCATACACACGAATCAATCACACAACCACCACTAATGGAACGGCTGTAATTGATTTCGAGACAGCAACTAACTTAGGAACATAAACATGGAAACATTAATTGTATTATTTGTATTATACACAATCCTTTGGGTAGGCATTACGGCCTATTTAGGAATTATGATACAGAAGAAAGCAACAGAGATAAAAGACACAATGGCAGGATATGCTAAGTTAGCTGCTCAGTATTTAAGGAAGTAGACATGAACTTCATCAAAATAGATAAGCTCCTCCACTTCTTAGTGGGGTATTGCTTAGCGGCAACGTTCTATTATTCCCCTATTACGGCACTAGCTTGTGTCGTAGTGGTGGGGGCGTCTAAGGAAGCATATGACTTTCTAGCAAATAAGTATTTTGGAACAACCCATGGTGTAGAGCTGATGGACTTCCTTGCTACAATAGTAGGTGGCGTAGCAGGCGTGGCCACTCCTTTCGCACTTAAGTATGTATTCGAGCAATTCCTTTCTATGCTATACTAAGTATAACATAGGAGGACAACATGAGTAGAAGCAGACGTAAAACGCCCATATGCGGCCTTAGTGCTACGAGAAAGTCACAACATGCCTGGAGTAAGGGTGAGCACAGAAGAGAGCGCAGCGCCGTTAAGAAGGCCCTTCATTGCGGCCTATATGACTCTCTCCCTCATAGAAAACAATTTGGTAACGAATGGGACAGCCCCAGAGACGGCAAAACATATTTCGGTAGTATGCCTTCGCTTAGATGGTATTGGATATGGGCAAGACAAACAATTGAAGAATACATAGCAGAAGCTATTCAAGAACGTAAGAAATTAATGAGGAAATAACATTGAGCACTTCGGGTAGTTACAACTTTGCTCTCGACAGAGACACATTAATAAAAAGAGCCATGCATTTAGCCAACGTGGTTAACCTTAATCAAACCCCCAGGGCAGACGACAATGCTTTCGCTGTAGTGATGCTACAGAGTATGATGAAGCTGTGGCAAGCCGAAGGGATACAACTGTGGAATCGAAGGCGAGCCTACTTGTTCCCTGCATATCAAGACAAGGAATATTCACTAAGTAGTACTACGGCAGAGCATGCTACAAACTCATATGTCAATACGACATTGTCAGCAGCCGAAGCATTAGGTCAAACAATACTGTCTGTAACATCAAGCACAGGCATGACAGCAGCCGACTACGTAGGCATAGAACTAGACGACGGCACACGACAGTGGACAACTATCGTGTCTGTAGATTCTGCCACACAAATCACTGTAACGGCCACGCTAACAGCCGCAGCAGCGTCAGGAGCCACAGTTGTCGTTTACACGACGAAGATAGCTGACAGACCCCTTAGAATCCTCGACATGAACACATATGATTTAAACAACACTGTCGCTATTGAGATGAATCAAATTGGTTATGATGAATACAATAGTATTCCGATTAAAACCACAGACGGCAAACCAATCAACTATCATTATGAAAAACTGTTAGGGGCCGGCACTGTTAGCCTATTCCCTCGTCCTGATGACGTAGACGTAATACTAGAATTCACATATCATGAGGCCATTGAGGATGTCGACAGTTCCACGGATTCTTTAGATTATCCAACAGAGTGGACAATGCCCCTAATCTACGGGCTCGCTGTCGAACTCTGTGTGGCGTATGGTAAGTTTCAAGAGCTACAAGTGATAAAGCCTATGGCAGACAACTACAAGAATATTGTGCGTGACTTCGACTCAGATGAAGCAGAACTGTATATTCTTCCGGAGAATTATCAGTGATAATTGACTTACTAGGTGGAACATACGCCCACAAATATGCCGACTGGAATTCTCAGAGAACAATCAATTGGTATCCTGTAATCACAGATGAGAACAGGGGAGAAAAGAATAAAACCAGAATGGCATTATTTCCACGACCAGGTCTCACGCAGCTTGTTGATTTAACGGGCGATTCTGTGCGAGGCCTTTTTGTTGCCCGAACGTTAACACAAGAAAGATGCTTCGCTGTCGTAGGACAATCGTTATATGAAATATTCGTAGACGGCACAGGCACGTCAATGGGCGCCATGTCCAACCTGGCAGCAGGTAGTAATTGTAAAGTGTATATGGAGATAAACGGCAATGGTCAGCTAATGATAATGGACCCCAACGCAGCCTACTATCTCACCCTGTCCACGGACGTGCTCGCACAGATAACAGACGTTGATTTTCCAGGTGGAAAAACCTTGACATACTCTGACGGATATGCTATTATATCTGATAATGACGGACGTGTGTCTTTTAGTGAGTTAAATGATGTATCAAATTGGGTGGGCGACTCTGTATTCACCCCAACGTTTAAATCAGATAGTGTTAAAGCTGTATCGGCGTTTAGGGAAGAAATATATTGTTTCGGAGATGAGACAACAGAAATATATATCAATGACGGCTCAACACCGTTTGTAAGACAATCAAGAACAAGTATGTACTACGGCATTGCAGCCCCTCACAGCTTAGCAACATGGCATGGTGGGTTCTTCTTCTTAGGAAGCAGTAGATTTGGCGAAACAGAAGTTTACATGCTAGGCACAGACTATTCATCCAAACAAATAAGCTCCCCAGCAATCTCACAAGCCATTAATCAAGCAGACACTAAAGATGCCGAAGGATATGTTCAGTACACTAAAGACGGACACATTCTATATTTTTTACACATCCCAGCCCTCGGCTCCACATATGTATACGACGTAACACTCAATATGTGGCATGAAAGACAATCAACCAGGCCGTATCCTGACAATAATGGGGATAAGCCTCAAGATATGTTCCGAGGGCGACATTGTGTAAACTTCAAGGGACTCAATCTTTACGGGGATTGGTACTCCGGGAAGATATTTAAAGAAGACAAAGGCGTCACGACAGACGACGGAGAGATAAGAAAACTAACACGCACCTCCCCCGTATATCAAAACGAATTAAAATACATATCTGTCTACCAATTAGAAATAGATATGAACACAGGCTTCGGAACACTATCAGGACAAGGAAGCAGCCCGGTAATGATTCTTAAATATTCACTAGATGGCGGTAATACATTCGAACCAGAGATGATGATGGAACTAGGCAAGCAAGGCGAATACGATTACAGAGCAATGATAAGCAAGTTAGGTACGGCTCGTAACTGGGTGATATCAATGGAAATCAGCGACCCCATAGACATAGCCTTAATGCAAGCCAGAGCTAAAGGAGCATTCGGAGCATGGTAGACATTAACTTGCAGTTAATATCAAACCCCTTACGGAATATGACATGGTAATTCAAAAAGAGCTTTTTTCATGGTAAAGTCAGTAAAGAGAATTCCACCTATAGGACTGTCGATGGTGACGCAGCAAGGCAACATCCATCCTGTATGGTATGAGTTCTTTCGTGATTTCGGAAACAACGCTATTGAGTCGTCCATATTCAACGCAACAGATTTTAACGTCGCAGTGGGCGGGGAAGTAACTGTTAAAGACACAGGTATAAACCACGACGCCACCACTAACTTCCTAGCTAATGAACACATAGATTGGACAAGCTCGACAGAGAATCTCAGCACATCAGGGACGATAGCCTCAGGAAGCCAGACAGTGACAGGGAACATATCCCTTACAGGGAATGTTGATGGAAGAGATGTCGCATCTGATGGATCTAAGTTAGATAGCATAGAAGCCCTTGCAGATGTTACAGACAATGCAAATGTAAGAACAGCACTGGGAACAGGGGTAGACACCGTTAGCCTGTTCGGGAACACACTAACACTAGCAGATGATGTAGCAGTCAGCGTAACTCCAAACCAAGACACAGGAATAATAATAATCAATCCCCAAACCAGTGGAGCTAGCACGTTCAACGCAGTGGTGGCATACGGAGCAATAGCAACTAGTTATACGGCTATTGTAGCCCAGTCAGGCAGTTCCGTAGAAGTGGCGACAGGAGCACTAGCAGGTACGACAGGATCAGATACAAAGCTCACTGTAAGTAGCCACACAGACGGTAATGTGTATATAGAAAATAGATCCGGTGCATCCATTACGATTGGTTACACACTATTGGGGGCATAATGAATATACATGTAATCAGATGTGAAGATCCAGATAAGCTAAGAAAAATATACGCACTTGATGGCATATGGGAAGACATGACAGAAGACAACACTGTCGACGACGTAGCCGTCAATCCAGCCGTATGGCACATGCCGTTTCTAGTAGACGGAGAGTTAGCAGGAATAGCGACAGCTCATTGGATGGCAAACAAGTTAATATGTTGGCATCTAGGGATGTTAAAGAAATTTAGAGGGCCAGGTAGCCACAAAATAACAGGATACATATTAGACAACTTCCCTGACGTGCAGGCAATGACAATGATTCCGGAATGGAATAAAGCTTCACAAGCACATGCTAAGAAGTTAGGGTTTAAAGAGATAGCTAGAATAGAAAACGCCTCTGAGAAAGACGGCAAATTATACAGCAAACTTATATTACAGAGAGACAAATAATATGGAAATGATGGGCGTAATAGGTCAAGTGGCAGGTGCAGCAGGTAGCTTCGGAGGAGGCGGCGGCCCAGAACCTTCACCAATAACATTTGATGCTACAGGATATGCTAACAAGGCAAATGACTTCTTAGATCAAGCTCTAGGCAGCGCCATTAAGTATTCAGAGAAATACACAGAGAAGGCAGCAGACAAGGCCAAACTAGGCGATGAAGTGGCACAAGCACGTAACGCTCCATATAAGCTCGCAGGATATACAGGCCTCGATCACTATTTAGATAGCATGGCTGTAGAACGACCAGAGATGGGAAGCTTCGTGTTAGCTAATGCCCTAGAGAAACAAGCCAACAGGGTTAGTGCTATGGATAATATGGCGCGAACAGCTGGAGACATATCAGCAGACGAGGCATCAGGACTATTCGGAGGCTGGGGAGACCAACCAGGTCTGAGTGGCAATAAAGTGACGGGATTACCCTCGGGTAACATGTCAGAAGCAGATAGGGTGAGACAACAAGGGGAAATGGTGGCTCGAATCAATTACGGAAAGTCAGCTTACGATAAGGGGCAAATGGATCCAACATACGCCAACTTCATGTCAGCAGCAGGTCAAATGTCAGCTCCAAACGTAGGAGGATTCCAAGTAGATAGCCCTCAAGCTTATCTAGAAGGATTAGCAGGTATGTCTAAACAACTATTAAACGAAGGACGATATTATGGTGGCGGTAGCATTCCAGAAGCAGAAAGAAAAGCTATTGCAGCTCAGGCCAGGGAAGCAAGCCGTGCTGTAACAGATTATGACGCAGCAACTAGATATTGGACCCCAGAGATGGGCAGTATTGCTAGAGGATATCAGACAGGGCTGTTCTCAGCTCCTAAGTGGGTGAATGTATAATGGAACAAAATGATCAAAGTATATTAAGTACACAGCAGCAGCTGGCATATGACCAACGAATGGATGAAATGTCCCGTTGGCTGCAACAAAACAAACGAGACTTCAGTGATCCACGACCTGCCCAAGAAATTGCTCTTGAACGGGCCATGCCTATTTCGACACTAGAGAGTAGGTTTTTTAACACGCCTGCTTACAGATTAGCGTTTGGTAGCGACCCTCAGATGTTAGACGCTTCAGCAGATCCAACAGAACGCTTCAGAGCAGACCCAGGCTACGAGTTTCAACAACAAGAAGGGATACGACAGCTATTAAAGAATCATGCAGCTAAAGGGCTCCTAGAGAGTGGTAGAAGCATGAGGGATGTACAGGGATACGCTCAGAACCTAGCCAATCAACAATATGGGCAATTCCAACAACAGAATATGGGACTCTTCTCCGATTATCAAAACAGGCTTCAAGGACTCATGGGAATGGGTATGCAGACATCTGGTGCCGACTCAGCCAACGCCCTAGGAAACAATCTAGGAAGCTTATTCGCCAACCAAGGTGTGTTTGGTGCATCTGGCATGTTGAACACGGGGGCAGCCCAAGGCAGTAACTTAATGAACGCAGCCAACGTAGGGGCTCAAATCGCTTCAGCTAACGCAGCAGCCGGATTCGGTGGTGGCGACACAGGAGCAGGTAGCTTAGGACAATCTAGCACAGGCGTAGGAGGTTATTTCTAATGGCAATTAATTATAAAGACATGGGACATGTCGAGACGGTAAGGGGCATAGCATATGGCAATTAACGTCAATCCAGGGAATTTTCAGGGACTCGCTGCCGTAGCAGGAAGAAACACAGGCGGATTAGGGCTACATGTACCTGGCAGTGGTTTGTTAGGATATAAACAGCTAGATCAACAACGACAAAACCAACAGATGGGAATGCTCTCCAATCTAGGCAAAAGCCTGATGGGCAAGAGTCAAGACGACCAACAGATGGCTATGCAGCAAGAGAAACTAGGCATGGCTCAACAAGGTCAGCAGCATGACATGGCAATGGATGAACGTAAGATGGCTATGGCAGAACAAGCTCAAGGTCAGCAACGTGCTCTCGAAGAACATAGAACAAAAATACTAGAACTAGCTAAGCAGGACGAAGGTAAGATTAATGAGATGGGGTCCTTTGCAGCATCGGCTAGATTGTCCATGGAGCAGGTAGATAGTGAACCAGCAGCGCAAGAACTACAATCAGAAATCATCAAAGAGTCTTACACAAATGGCTACATCAATGAAGACGAAGCACAGAAGCTTGTAGGATTGAGTCCAGAGAGATTTAAATCAGCATTGGACATGAAAATATTACAGCTAGGTAAAGTTAATGAATATCAAAAGATGAGACCTAATAAGAAAGAAGGAGCACAAGGTAGTAGTGCCAAAGTGACGTTGCCCGACGGCACCGTTATTGAGTCGCAAGCGGCAACAGCTCCAACTAAATCCCAAATGCAGAAAGATATTATAACGGCCAATGACAACATTAACGAATTGTCAAGCATGTATAAGAACGTCCCAGATAATTTCTTCGGGTCTCAAGCGTTAGGTCAATGGAAAACAATTGGACAAGAGTGGGTGAGTGGCGTTCCAGGAATGGAAGGAATGGCTCCCTCTCCTCAAGATAAAGAAAAGCTAGCTAGTTACAGTGCGTTTAAAGGCCAATCAGAAATGAACGCCATGTCAACAATCAAGCAGCTCTCTGGTGTTCAATACTCAGATAAACAATTAGAATTCTTGAAGGAAATTCTCCCGTCTATTGGCCCCACAACAACTAAGTCACAGTTTAAAGGACGAGCAGACAATCTATTAAGATTCTTCAACGACGTAAAAGAGTCTAGACAGAAGCTCCTTAGAGAAGGTGTGGATGTTAGTTCCCCAGGATATCAAGACAAGATGCTACAAGAGATTCAATCTAAGTCAGCAGACGTAAGCCAAGAAAACACAATGAAAGCCACCCGAGAGTATTACAAAGGGCAAGGCTGGACAGACAAACAAATTGACGACGCTATAAAATCTAGGGGAGCACAATAATGTTAGGTGGATTATTAAGCGGAATAGGACAAGCCTTAGGAGGACTCGGAGGTGCTGTTGGTGGAGCCTTGGGAGCCGTAGGACAAGGCATTGGAGGAGCACTAGGTATACCAGGCCAAGGAATGGGAGCAGGAGCCCCCTTGAAGATTGCCCCTCAACGACCTGTACCAATGATGAACCCTACAGGCTACGGGCAGCAACCTCAAATGGGTGGCCCAATGGGAGGACTACTGTCAGGCCAACAACGTATGCCTCAAATGGCTAATCCAATGGGGAACAACGCTCCTATGATGCAGGGACCAATGGGACAACCAATGGGAAACCAAGGCGGCATACCGGATGCAATGCAACGCATGAATCAAATGACAAGTCCGCTAGATGGTGGAATGCAAATGCCTCAACGTCCCCCTAAGCCACAAGGCGGTATTCCATCGAAAGTAATGGACACAATGGCAAACGCATTCGGGGTAGGGAAAGCTCGTGCAGCAGGACCAGGAGATATTAACATGACAAAAACAATTGAAGGAGCTCCAAAGGGTGCTTCATTCCAAGGCGATTTACAACTAGCTAATGACACAGGAGTGGACCCAAGTGGTAACAAGTTCTTTGAACCGGGCACATGGAAAGCTTCAGACAATGCAGCTAAGTCTATAGCCCAGTTTGAAGGCTTCTATGAAAAACCATATTGGGATTATAAACAATGGAGTTACGGCTACGGCAGCAAGGCTCCAGGTAAAGATGCCAGCATTTCAAAATCAGACGCCATGGACATGCTCAATCAACGAATCCCAGAATACACCAAACACATCAAATCAGCTGTGACGGTGCCGTTAACACAAAACCAAGTTGACGCATTAGCTTCGTTCACATATAATGTAGGCCCAGGCTGGACTAAGAACTCTTCCGTCATTGACTCACTAAACAGTGGGGATTACCAAGGAGCCGCAGATAACATGTTGAAATACAACAAGGCAGGCGGTAAAGTACTTAAAGGGTTAGAGAACAGACGAGCAGCCGAACGTAAATTATTCTTACAAGGTATGTAACCATGCAGAATCCAAATGAACTAAATTACGGAATGCCCTCACCAATAGGCCCTCAAGGCCCTACAGGTGTAGAGACAACATACCCACAGGGTAGGCCTTCCCCAATGCTTAGCGACCCGGAGATGGCTCGACAGGGCCCTTCAGGCGATCAATACGGAGCGTCACTAACTAGTTTTGGTTCGGCGCCACCCTCATCCCCTAGCAGCAATCAGTTGCCCCAGGGAGTGATGGATCTAGGGCCTCCTCCAGGGTCAGAAAATGTTGTAGCAGGAGGGAAGCTTCCAGACGGAATTATGGATTTGGAAAAGCCGGTCGAACAAAAACGAGAAGAACCAGGGTTCATGAAGAAATTGGATGCTATTAATACAGGGGTGCATAGAGGCGTAACACATTTTACATATAAGCTCCTCTCAATGATTCCCTCTGAGAAAGGCAGGGCCAATCTCAAAGCAGCAGATAAACGATTAGATGAAGAACAAGCCATAAACACAGAAGCCGGACTAGGTGGATATGCTAAGGGAGGAGAGATAGCTGGAGAGATGCTTGCTACGCTTCCAATGGCAGGTCCCTATGGCGGTGTGCTCAAGGGTGCTTCACTAGCTGGTAAGATGGCTCCTATGGGTCTTAAGACAGCAGCCAAGTACGGAGCAGCAGGTGTGGGGGGAGCAGGATTGTTTGCAGCTCAGGAATCACAACGATACGACCCAGAGAATCCAGATCAGCTCCTCAACACAGAAGCAGCAGGAAACGCTCTAAGCAGCCCTATGTCGTATGCCCTACCAATGGTGGGAGCTAAGATAGGAACGTGGGCAGAGAAATCTAGAAAGCTTCAGCAAGGGAGGGAAACTATTAGTGAATTGCTCCCTCGTGACGTTATGGAAAAAGGAGCCAGCAAGACATTTGCCAACAAGTTCTTCGACTCATTGCCATCAATGACTGGAGCAGGGAAACGCGTTCGACAGATAGAGGGTATTGGTGACGACATACACGAAGTGGTTCGAAAAGTATCCGGAGGCAATGACGCTGTGTATTCTAAAGACTTAATTAAATTCGCAGGAGCTAAGCTACAAGGTACACTACAGAACATCAAGAAAGGCCAATCGGATATGTGGAACAAACCTTTCAGAGGCGTTATGGTGGATTCAGAAATGGCTAAGTCAACAGCTTCAGAAGCGTTTGCCGTAATTAATGACGTTAAGTCAGCCATTCCATTAGCCAACAGATCACAAACCATCCTAACTAAAATACTATCTAAGAAGAACATGACAGTGGATGACGTGAAGAACGCTCAGTCTACAATAGGTGATGTTATATCCAGTGTGAGGAAAGCAGACACAGGTGGTGTGGGCAGGGACGTCGTGAGACAACTATCAGATATTAGAACACGCTTAATGGACCCAATACAGAAGAGCCTATCAGGAGACGACCTTAAGGACTTCATGGCAGCCAAAGAATATAGCTCTAGGTTCTATAAGATGCAAGAAGAAATGCCCAAGATTAAGAAAGCTATGGTGGACGAAATAGCAGCTCGTAAGTTAATCAAAGATGTTATGAGCAATACAGAGATGACAAACAAGTCTAAGGTGATGGGATTGATGGACGGCGAGGGACTCAAAGCAATGAGAGCCGCTAAGATTGCTGAAGCGCTAGAAGCCTCAGATGTAGACGGTAAGATTAATTTAACATCATTTATACAGCGAACATCAGAAGCTACAAAAACACCAGAGCTATTAGGAGAGAGCTACAAGTCTATACAAGGGCTTAACAAATATCTGTCTTCCATTAATGAGTCACAGAGTACAGGGTTTGGTAAACTAGGAATGGCAGCAGCAGCGACGATTACTTATCCAGCTACAACACTGTGGGCCAACCATCCTGTATTGAAGAAACTAACAGGAGCTCTCACGAAGAATATGCCAGACAGTACATACAACTACTTAACAGGTGTCATCCAGAGAACCTCCACAAGAGCAGGATTCTTCATGACAGACGAAGGTACAATGAAACATAAATCCGAGGAACAAGAATGAGCAAGGCAATAAGATATTACGACAAGTCGAAAACATTCTTTGATGGGAGCTCAGTGGCTGCCGGATATCAACTGTTTCAATATCAAGCAGGCACCACCACAAAGGCTAACACATACACCACAGCCGCTAAGAGCGTAGCGAATAGTAATCCCATGACGTTAAACGCCAGTGGGCGATTAGATCAAGACATATACATTGACCAGTCTATGAAATTCGTTGTAGCTACATTAGCCGCCAGTGATCCACCAACCAGCTCCATTATGACAGTGGACAATGCTGTAGCAAACGCTCAAGTGTGGGCCACAGTTGCTAAAACTGGTGATTACACTGTTCTGGAAACAGACAGAGACAAGCTTATCAAAGCAGACGCTACAAGTGGAACACTAACTGTAACGCTGCTTGCAGCAGCCACAGCAGGAGATGGGTTCAGACTAGCAGTTAAGAAAACAGACTCAGGCAGCAACACAGTAATCATAGACGGGAACGCTTCTGAAACACTGGATGGAAATGCAACGTATACAATTAGAAACCAGAATGAAGCTATATTGTTCGTATGTGATGGAACTAATTGGCAGATATTCAACTCAGCCAGTAGTGCTGATATATATGATGCTAACGGAAATGAAGAAATAATCTTTACATCAACGGCCAGTGCGGTTAATGAATTCACATTTGCAAATGCAGCCACAGGTACAGACGTTAGTATT